TCAGTAAAAAATAATGATGCACAGATAGCAGTTAAAATTGATAAAATCATTTTCTAATATTTGTTTTCATTTGTTTTTTGGTTTTATTTATCGTCCTAACTATTGACATATAAGGAATGCCTGTTTTTCTACTTAACTCCTTTGCATTCTTTTTAAAATCAATAGCATATAGTTTTAAAATCTCTTTGTTATACCAATGCAGCCCTTCCAGATTCTTTTCAAGTTTATCAACTAAATCTAATTTTTCAAAATTAACTTCCGCTTCGGTATCATTATCAACGTACTCTGTATAATTTCTATAACTCTTATAAAAATTACTTCTGTCGCTTTTAATCATATTTAGCATTATTCGTACTATATAAAATTTTAATTCATTCCTTTGATACATTCCAATTAACTTTTCTTCATTCATTTCGCAAAGAACTAAAAAAACTTCTGCCTTTAGGTCATATTGCAACTCCTCTGGATGCATCTTAGCAAACGCGTCATTAACTTCTTTCAAAGTCCAATACTCAGCTAAAATTTTATTTTTGACCATTCAATCAATGCGGGTTTGTTTTCTATTTCGGTACAAATATAAACTATTCCACCACATTCGTAAATATCTTTTAAACGATCCTTTTGTTCTGGGCTTAATTTATCTCCTATCTTTTTAATCTCAATAGCTACATAAGTACCCTTTTCAGTATAACCTTGCAAGTCAGCCCATCCTTTTTGAATAGTACCTTTACGCTTGCCGAAGGGTATATTGTTAACTCTATTTAAGCGCCAACCAATTAATTCAAGATTCTTTTTTGCCCACTTCGTTAGGTCGTTCGCTGATATATCCATTTATTTTGTTATAAAATTCTTTGTGAAATAATAATCTATTCAATTTTGGTTCAACCTCTGTGTAAGAAGCATAAAAGTCCATAAAATTATCTGTATAACAATACTTTCTTGTTCCGTAATAGGTATATCTAACTTGATAAATTTTCAAAGTATTTGACAAGTGCTAATTTTTTACATTGTGATTCAATAAAATCTTCATCCTTTATTTGTTTACTAAAGTCCTTTGCATCCTTTGGGTGCATTCTATTTAGCCTGTATAAATTGTCATCACTTACTACCTTAATCGTTTCCATTATCTGCTGATTTGTAAAAGTAATTTTACCCTGTTTCATAAGGATCATAAAAACTTTATCAGCATTAAATAACCTATTGAAGTCCTCACGCTTTCCAGATAGCCATTCCTGTTTAGTAAACTCAACAATTTCATCTTCAGTTAATTGCTTTACCGGTTCTTCTGGTGGCGGTGGGATATTTTTACGGACTTGGTTAGCTTTTGATTTATAGGCATTCATTATCCCTGATATGTATTTAGGGCTGAACTTTTCGTAATGTTCAATATTGCATTCAAACTTACCCTGTACTGCCATTTTGAAAGCTATGCGCATTTCCTGTATTGTAAAAAATGGGTAGGTCGTTCGTATGTAATCTTCAATAACTTCTAATTCTGTTACATCTGGTAGGCGCGTCAATCCTATCAAAGTAAATATGTAGGCTAAGTTCTCGCGTAGGGTAACAGGGCTAATAAGGTTTAGCTTATCCCCTGTAAAGGCTTCTATTATTGGTAGGTCTTCTTTACTGATTAACCCATTTGGCAAGGTCTTCCATTCGCTTACGACTTGTGGCAGTTGCGTCAGTATTTTTTGAATTTCCATATTTGTTTTTATTTTGTAACCAAGTATTTATTCTGCGTTTAATATCAAAAAACTTTTCTGATTGATAACGTTGCTTTCCATTTTTATCAGCTTCAGTCCAATACATTACAAAGTTTTCATATTCCTCGCCTAAATTACTTTTAAAAATTTGAACTTCATCTATAAAATTTATATTTTCTTTTATTTCCTTTTCTTTTCTTTCCTTTGCATTACCCTCCCCAATGGCTTCCCTAATGGCCTCCCCATTTTTCCACCTATTTTTAGCACCTGCCTTTCCACTTTCACTTAGTTTTAATCTTAATTGTAAATGATCTTGTAATCTATGCGACCAGAACTCCCCTGATTCAATAAAAAATAGATCAAAGTTCATTAGTACGCCGTTTACTTTGACATCTGTGCAATGCATTTGCATTGCTAATACAGGAATAAGTTCCAATGGAAGTTTCCCTCCTGCGTTCGCTAATTGCTCAATAAGATACCAATAAATGCCGTAGCCCTCCATCCCTAATTGATGCCTAAGAAATAAAATCTTAGTATCGTTTGCCGCGTTATAATCGTGGCTAAAATAATATGTACTGCTTTTCATAAATAAAAGAGCCCTCAGATTTGCAGGAAATTGCAGTTCCTACGCCTCCTTGGGCAATATTTTCAATAAAAGGATTCTGCAATAATCCTATTCTTTTACAAATTTACTAAAATTTTCAATCTCTTTCTCAATTTCTTCAATTTTTTCTTTATACCAGATTTCGGTGTCCATAAGGTTTTCAGCAGTTTTTATGTTATAAATAACTGTCGTATGGTCTCCTACGCCTATCAATTTAGCTATTTCATTTAGGGATAACTGAGTATATTTTTTCAGAATATAAGCCGCCGCCTTGCGTCCGAATATCACGCTCTGGCTTCGGTTCTTAATCTGGATATTAGTATCAAATACGTCCTCAACTAATTCAACTAATCTATGCGGCATTATGGTTGTTGAAATTGATCCTATTGCAAGCTCGTCTGTTATCAAATTATTTTTTACTAATTCTTTATGAAACATACGCAAACTTCGTAATTGATCCTTGTAACATTGTATTAAATTGTTATTAAATTCCATAGCTTAAAATAAATCGTCATCTGTTAATGTTTTAGTTTCCTGTACTTGTCCTGTTGGTGCTACATAATTGTCCTCATAAATTTTATAGTCAGGCTGCGAATTTTTATCCTTGTAGGAATTAACCCACATATTGTATCGTTGACCATTGATTGAAAATTTAATAACTTCCTTGCCGTCCTTAGTCTTGTTTATCCAAGCACCGAACGATTCTTTTTTTACTTCTGACATTTTATATTTGGTTTGTGGATTCTACTGAATCCTGATTAAAAAATACTGCTTTAAATTCTGAATGTTGTTCCCAATGGTTTATAAAGAGAATTAAATCTTTATATGCTTGCTCATTATACCAAGCATAATGATATACTTTTGCAAGTAGCATCTGGCGTTCCATTGGTAATAATTTTTGCATTCCATCTTCTAAATCCTGATAAGTTTCTTGCATTTTATTTATTTTGGTTAGCTAATATGATTCTATAAGCCTTGTCGTATTGATCATTTGTAGTGTAAGCGCTTATCTTTATAGCCTGTTTGCTTTTCAGGGTTTCATCCCAGATAGTGTTTTCTAATAAAGTAATTAACTTCATTCTTTTTTCTTCGCCTACTTCGTCCTTATGCTCATTGGTTGAATCAGCATCCTTAGTGTCATCAATAGCAAACAATCCATTAAGAGCATACTTTCGGGCATAGGAACTTGCAGATCCTGTTATTTGCGCTGCGTCCATTCCTTTTTTTACTTCCTCCTCTCGCGCCCATCCGTAAACTTGTATGGGTAACTCCTCATTATTTTCATCAATTAGCATAGCAGTTGCCTTTACATATACTCGGTCAGCTACTTGCACAATTTCATCACTAATAAGCAAAGCGCAATTATTTTTAAATAATATAGGCTTGACTGCTTCAATGATATCCTCTGCACTTCGGTATTTATATTTCCCAAAGGCATTCATTTGGTTTTTAGGCGCTTTCAATTCCGCCTGAATTTTTACTAATTTCATAGGTTTGTTTTTAATAGTCGCCATATTCCTCAAATTTTTCAGTCCATTCGGACATTGGGGTATATGACATTTTTGGTAAATTAAATTTAGGTTGTTGTAAAAGATGCGGGTAATATTTAGCCTTAAACTCTTTTAATTCCTGTTTAGCTTCCTTACACCTCTGCAATCTTTGACGCGCATTTGCTTCGGTTGATAACTCAAATAACCATTCTAAATAGCTAACATTATTCCTTAGTTTTTCTAATTGGTAAAGAGTGTTCATTTTCTAATTTTTAGGTTCAAAAAATATTTCTTCTAAAATTTCTTTTGTAGGTTTCAAAGAACCTCCCTGCGCTAAGATCAAAAACTTTTCATAGGCATTTTCCTTAATCCCACTACCAGAATCAGAAACATAAAAATCGTCTTCGGTAGTGTAATAGAAAATGTCATCAGGTTTTGCAAATTTAGCTTCTGCAATAAATTTAAAACTTTTCATAGTATTTATGCCGTTGGTTTTATTACGACATCACAAATATACATCTTTTATTCATATTCTATACACTTTATTAATTATTTATTCAAAAAAAAACCACCTATAATAAGTGGTAATACTTTATATATATATTTTTATTTATATATCTTCCTCAGTATCAAACATTTCTGCGTGTAATTCATTAATTACTTCAGCAATAATTTCAAGCGATTGCCTTCTAATTTTTTTAATTTTATTGCCTTCAATCTTGGAAATTAAAGTAAGATCAATTTCATCAACTGCATTAATAGCATAATAGGCACAGGAAATTAAATCACTTCTGGTAGTGGTTTCAGCATCTTCCCATTCTAATTCCTCAATAGGTTCGGCATCAGGTTTAACTTCTTCTTCCATTTTTTACAATTTTAAAAGTGCTTCATCTGGTCTTTCTACTTCAGATATTTGCAATCTTTGTCCACCTCTGATTGATGCTAACATTCTTGTTATTTGGCTTTGTATTGCATAGTAATCTTGTAATTTATTTACTAACCAAATCTCTTGCTCTTGAGCAGACCACTTACCAAATCCTTTAGGCATTTTCATATTATTTATCGGTTTTTGAATGATAGTGATTGCAGGTTTTACATTTATATTGAATCCTTGTTAATCCTGTTGCAGTTACTACTTTATTATTTTTTATTAAATCATCTGATCCGCACTCTGGACAACTTCCCCTGTCTTCACCAAATATAACGCCATAATGTGTTTTTGGTTCAATATGCGCGCTTAATAATTTAAAAACCTTTTCAAGTAATACTACATCCTTTTTGCAATATTTAATCATTGCTTCCATTGCCACCTTATCCTTATTTAAAAGAATGTTTTTCCAAAGGCTATATTCTGTTTTAATCTTTTGCCCTAACCCTAAAAAATCCGCTATGTAATTCAACCTGTTAGAATTAAATCTAAACTTTTGACGCGCAACTTTTAAGGTATCAATCGTTGTATATTTTGGGAACATAGATATATTGTGAAATAAGCATCTTGTCCTGATCCAAGCCAAGTCAAATTTATCGCCATTGTGTCCGACCATTTCGTTAGAAACATTCGCAACCTCAATAAATTGTTCAAGCATTCGTTTATCATTTTGCTTAGCATCCCATTGCAAAGAATAAACTTCCTTTTCATCTTCCCATTTATAACAGATACAAATAATTGCACGTTCTTGAATTATGTTTGAGTAATCTATATTTTTTTTATAGCCTGCTTCCCAGAACAATCCGATATTTGGTGAAGTTTCTATATCAAAGAATAGTCTGCGGCGTTTGGTTTTTAGGTTTTTGTTTGTCATTAATAGGGTTTGTATTTTGTTTTTCCTGCTTCTTTATATGCTTTCAAAACTTGTTTCCTTTGCTTACCGCTACTTTCGTAGGAAACGTGAACCCAATCAGGGTTTTGATCCGTGCCAAATTCCCAAATTAATTGGTCAAATTCTAAATTGTCTTTAATAAAATTAAACACCATTTTATTAGTTACTCCGTGCGGCGTCCCGTCCATATCAATATCAATGGCTTCGCCCTGACAATGTTGGCTTGTTAATGATCCGCCGATACATTTATTTAACTCAACCGAACGATATCCAGAACTCAAATTAATAGGGCAACGAAAATTCAATCTAATAGGCTCAAAAACCTTTTCAGCTAATAATCTAAAGTTTGCAATATGCGCCTCTGTTGGCATATTAGATATGCCGTTGCGCTTTGCTGATTCGCTTCTAATTACTTCTGATAAATCTAAGTGTTCACTTAACTTCATAAAATACAATTAAATAAATAAAATAATGTTGTTATATATAAAATGCCAATTATACTTAGCACCCTTTTTTCATAATTAGTCATTCTTTTTAAATATCTTTTCAGCCGTTGTTAAACCTAAACATCCAAAAGCTAAAGCAGATACAGCATAAACTAATGCCTCGCTCGGCGCTTTACTTAACTCACTAAAACTATTATGATACATTGTAACGCATAGGGCTATAACGCATAATAATCCACATAAACGCTTCATACTTAATCTGCCATTGTCTTCTGTAAAAAATTGTTTCATTATTTTAAACTTTGAAATTGTAAAACTATTATTGCTATTAAAATTATCTTTTGCGCAAAGTCGTACTTTTTGTCTTTTTGGACTTCGGTTTCTCTTTTATAATAAGTGTTTCTATTTGCTTCATATTTCCATTTCCAATCATAGAACGAATCTTTGACCAAAAATATTGTATTGTATAAGCTATCATATTGCGAACGTTTTATTTTTAAACTATCCTTTGTTAAACTTAAATCCTGATTGAATTTATTAAAAGTTTTATTAATCTGTTCTCCCTGTTTTAAAGTCATTATAACAACTGTATCTTCGCCTATCTTTTTAGTAATTGGATATTGGCAGTAACATAAATTTGCCACCGGTATCAATACTAACAGAATCCAACTTGCTTTTAACTTCATTTAATTCAATTTTTAAATCTTTAATTTCACCCTTCATTGAAACTATTGTTGCAACTGCTTTCGTAACTAATTCAGCTTCTTTCTTTGTTGCTGCTTCCTGAACCAGAACTGATCTATTATTTGTTTGTGTAACTTTTGACATAAGGTCTTGAAACTCACGCTCTTGTATAAGTTCATCACTTGTTTTTTGTGCTGATACACTACACCCAAATAAGAATAGAATAAATAAATATTTCATTATTTAATTTTTTGAATCTTACCTAATTGCTCTAATGTAGAAAGTTTAGTCGTAGCTGAAGCCAATGATGAATCGCAACGGCGCAGGGCGTCGCTTACCAAATCAACACGGCTTTCTAATTTTTCAATCTTGCGACCTTGCCCTTCAATCTGATTGTTAAACGTTCCTCTTATGTCAATATATAAAACAGAAATTCCAATAATTACTAAAAACATAGTGCCAACCACAGGGTTTTTACTAAAGTCTTTAAAACTTATTGGAAGCGGATTTGCTGAAACGTCTAATTTTTTACTCGTTGCCATTCTATTGTATTATAACTTTAAATAGAATCCGAAGCCATAATTCACGGATTGACCTGTTTTTAAATTTAAGCCAATTAAAGCCCTATCCTTGACCTTTAGCATTGCACCTATGCCTACCCCTTGCAAAGACTTATCCTGTCTTAAATCAGCTAATACGCCCAAATAAAGGGCATTCTTAGGCTTTGGGGTAATTGTCCTTGTTTCAATTATAGTCTTCTCGCTTAAATTTGCGCTGAATCCACGCCCTATGATCCTGTTCTGGGTAATCGTATCTTGAATAAATACGACATTGTTCGTATCTAAGCGAATCGTATCTAAATACGAATATACGCGGCTATAATCGGATACTATTTTTATTGTATCGTGAACGGGAATAAATACAGAATCGGTTGTAATGATATACGAATATATATCACTTCCCTTTTTGTATTTAGTAAAAGTCTTTTGTTGGTAAAGCGTATCTGTCTTTACAATAACTGAACTTTTATAAGTTGGATTTGTAATTAAAAATAAAATAACTACAACCAATAAGACTGCAATTACAAAATTTTTAATCATCTTTTACTTTTTTAGTTGCGTTATAGTAATAGCGAATAGCCATTACACCAGATATAATTGCAATCAAACCGGCAAATAAAGTAACTACGGGTTGAATTGTTGAAATACTTACAATAGCGCTTAAAACGCTTATTCCTGTGCCTATGTCGGCTTGATTGCTATGCGGTGTCATTTAGTCTTTTTCTTCTTCTTTTTTAGGGTTCTGTTCTTCTTGAATTTGCTTAAACCATTGTAATAAAGGCACTCCGTATTTTGTTGGAAGTTCCTGACAAAATTGGTTTAGTTCTGTTAATTGTTGTTCGTTTAAAGTAATCATAGTGTTTATTTTAAAATTAATAATATTGTCAAAATTAGTATTTTTATCAATGCCGAAGTATATTCAGGTTTTATTTTTATAAGTTCAGCTACCTTTCTAATAAATTTATCTGTGTCAGCCGTTATCCCTACATAAAATGCAGGTCTTTTTAAAACAATAACATTGCAAAGAATGTCAAAGCCAAACCAAAAAGCAGTTGCAAATAAAAACATTGACCAAAAACCATAAAGCGACCAAACTAAAACATAAACTGATAAATGATTAATTCCCTTCCAAAAATGCCACTTCTTATTTTGTTCGTATGCTTCCTGTGCATTTATTTCGTAAAGGTCGCGTTCTTTAAATTGGTGTTTTTGATATAAAACCCAACTAATTAAATAAAATAAAAATACTATGGTTAAAAATATTGTCATTGTTTTAATTTTTTATTTTAACAAGCCATTAATACGCAAGGAACACAATATGTACCATCTTCATAAACGCAAGTAATATGATTAGATGTAACTTTTGCAATCGTTTTGCTTCTAATAATATCATCTTCTTGTGGTTTTGCAGTTCCATCTCCTGCTGACATTAATAATTGACCTTTTTGTACTACTAAATTTTCAGCAATTCTAATAATCATATCACCTGTCATTGCAATATTCATATCATTTGTAAATTCTTTATCATCATTATCCCAATTTACAAAGACACCTGCTACATTAATATCACCTTCAACATCTGATATTTTCATACAGTTTAATTGCTCATTTTCATAAGGTTGTTTAGTTTCAGGGTTTATCCATTCAGCCATTTTATCAAGGTTTGACATAACAGTTCCTTTTAATAAACCTTCAATTCTTTGATTTGATTCTGTTTGTGTATACCTTGCAAGGTGTCCTCCGTTATATGATACTGTTGTACCACTAACTGATATTGTACCTTCAACATTATTATCTTGTCTAAAATCAACAAGTGTACCATCATTACCTTTTCTATTAACATAAAGCACTATACTTGTATCAGTTGTTAAATAAGTATCTCCACCTGTACCAAATAATTGTCCTGCATTAGCACTATTAAATGTAGCTGAATGCATTAATATTTCGCCCGAAGTAGTTAACCTCATTCTTTCTACTTGGTTAGTACCTAAACTTAAAATAGTAGAAGTACCCGTAGTAATAACACTTGCATTTGCTGCATCTCCACTTTGTAAATTTCCCGCAGTTGTACCTTCTATTCCCATTAATAAATATGCAGAATTGTTTCTCATTCTTGCAAATTGATACCCTGTTGTACAATTTGAAGTTTCAAAAACAATAGCATCATTACCAACAGAAGAATTTAATACAGTTGCACTTACACTACTTGAGAATGTAGCAGCACCTGTACCCGCTATTGTTAATGCATTTATTGCAGTTCCACTTGTTTTAGTTCTAAAATATATATTACCTGAATTATTATTATAAGTATTATCTATATATAAATAACCAGGTCCTTCATCATAACTTATAATACCTCTATATGCAGAAGTAGCACCTAAATATATTTGACCATTATTAGCATTTGCAGTTCCTATTGAAGAACCACCAATTACTAATAATCCACCAATACTTGTTGAAGTTGAACCTACTTGAACACTACTTGAAAAAGTAGCTGCACCTGTTGTAGCTAAAGTTAAACCTTTTGTTGTACTGCCATCTACATTCAAATAAATACCATATCCTGTTTCAGCAAATATTTGAATGTCTAATGCTGCACCACCTGCCCAAAAAGACCTTCTTGCCAATCCACCTAAGTTAGAAGTATTAGCATCATTTCTTAATCTAAATCCGCCGTCAACTGATGAAGATAAAAAACCATTACCTGTAAGAAGAATTGTACCACTAAATGTAGCAGTTGTACCGCTTAAAGCAGTTGTCAAACTAATGGCACCTGTTGAACGTGTAATTGTCAAAGGTGTATCAATTAAAGAACCTGCGTCTGAATATCGTCTAATAAATAAATCTGCACCTACATTTGAACCTGATTCTGTTCCGCTTACTTCTAAATTTATTCTATTGCTATTGTCTGAACGAAAACTTAAACTTTTTGCAACCGAAACGTTTGCGTCTAAATTTGCAATCAATGCAGTTGCGCCTCCGTCAATATGAAATTTGGTTAATGGGTTTGCAATACCAATACCAAATTCGCCTGTTTGTAAAATTGTAATTAATTCAGCACTATTTGCTTCGCTAAATATTCTAAATCTGTGGTCTGACTGAACGTTTCCAACTGACCATTTGTTTGTACCTGCACTTGCAAAACCTAAATACGCATTGTTTGTTGAAGTTCCGTTTATGCGTCCAATAATTCCTGAACCGAAAACGTCCAATGCAGTTGTTGGCGCATTTGTGCCTAAACCTAATCTGTTATTAGTATCGTCCCAAAAGAAGTTTGCGTTGTCTTGTAATAAAGCACCCGAAGCACCTATAAAACCAACTGAACCTGTTGTTAATGCAGTCGTAATTGTTAAAGTCGCAACTGAACCAACTAAATTAATAGTTCCGTCAAATCCATTCGCGTCGTTAAACACCAAAGAAGATACAATGTTTGGTGACAATTCTACATAGGCACTTGTCCCTGTATTCCAACGATACAAAATGTTTGTATCTAAAGCAATATAAATTGTATCTGCAACACCAACCAAAGGGAATGCCGCAAAGTTTGCGTATTCCTCAACTGTACCCGTAAACAAAGACGCCATTTGTGATAGCGTAATTTTTTTACTTATTCCTGTATTAGGATCACCAATAATTGTAAGGTCTGATAAATCTGGCGCAAGTTCTGTCGCTAATTGATTAATTTTTTTTGATTCCATTAAAAAGTATAATTTGAAGGTACTTGACACCTATTGTTAATAAATGGCACGGTTAATGTTGCATCTAATTTTACGCCTGCTAATAAATCAGGATCGCTTTCTGTGTAAAATGTAACGGGTAAGTTCTGACTTAATGTCCAAGTTACAATAGAATAATCCTCTGGATATCTTAATTGCGCCACTACATCACCCGCAACCTGTGTCATATCTGATAAAACTTCCGTTTCGTTTGTTTCTTCCATAAGCATACGATCCATAAAGTAAAGACTAAATGAAAAAGCTATTTCCTTAGCGCCATAATTTGCACCCGTTAACGTAAAAAACATAGCAGGATATGTAACCTCGCCATTGCTTAAACGTTCCCAGACATCACCAAAATAGACGTAATTAATTTGCTCGTGGTCGTTGCCTATCTTTGTTAATTCTTTCACAATCTGATTCAAAGTCATATTAAGCGTAAATTAAAGGTGTATTATTTTTATTTTTTCCAATAAGTTTCATACTTAAAGCAGTTCTTTTTAATCCCAAAGCATCAGCCGCTTCTTTTATACAGGAATAAAAAACCCCTACTTGAGTATTTAATATAACTTTTGCCATTGGATGGTCGCCGTTTTTATATTTGTTTTTCCTTGCTTCGCTAAATTTAATTAACGTTTCGGGTGTATATTTTCTATTTTTACCAATATTAGAAAACTTTTGCCTTAATTCTTTTGAATAAATAGCAGGTTTATCTTGATTTTTAGGTAAAATTAAATTTAAGCCACCAAAATCAGCAGAACTTTTATATAAATCGCCAAATTCCCTTTCTTTAATTAATCTTTCTTCGGGTTGACATTCACATAAAACTTCAAAAGAATGGTTTTCAAATCCATATTTTTCAAAAGACCTGAATAATAAAACTTGCTTTTTTGCGTGTCCATTTTTATAAAAATTATATCGTGCTTCTAAATTAATAGAAGAACCAATATAAGTTCTATTATTTGGTGAAACAATTTTATATATTCCGCACTTTCTTTTCATTGTTTTTTTCTTTGACAGGTTTAGTGTCATTCTTTTTTGCTTTTTCCAAATAAACTTTTAGTTTAGTTTGGTTTTTTATTGTTACTTGTTTACTCATATATTAGCAGCAACCAATATTTCCCTGATACCTTTCTTCAAAAGTTTTTTTATTCTTACCCTCATAATCGTCATTGCAACAAGCATCACCTAAATACATTGAAACAGTGTAACCCTCATTGTCAGGTTTAATTGAATCAATGCCGCTACCAAAGTTTAAATAATTAGGATATAAAGCATTGTTTTGTTTTAGGTACTTTATTAATCTTTGTTTATAAAATTCTGCTCTTGCTCTATATCTATTTGCTACGTCAATCATATCCTGCATTGAAGGGCTTTCCTGATTCTCGCCTGTCTTTCTTATTAAACCCTTATTGTAAAACTGATATGATAAACCCTGTGGAAGTTCTGACATAACAAAATAAATTAAACAATCTACAATGTAGTCGTCTAATAAAGTTGTTTGTAATTGCGTATATGTATTTGCATCTACCGCCGTTTGTAATTCATTGTACAATGCAGAACCTAAAGCGGGCAAAATATACATATCTTGCGCGGTCTTAATTTCAGGCAATACTAATTTTTCTTCTACGTTAGCGTGAAGCCCTGTTCTATCTTTAATAGATTGTACTGATATGAATAATGTGTTTTTGCTCATTTTATTTTCTTGTTACTATATTTGAAACCCATTCGTGTCTGCAACTTGGGGAATGTTCATTAGTATTTGGTTTTGTGTACCAACCACCTCCGCGATCCCAAACAGAATATCCTAAACGCGCACTGATTGTTTCTATTTCAGAACGGCTATACATTTTGTCAGCAGTTAATAAATATTTACAAAAAGGTCTGCTTGTATCTATATCTTTATTTGTAAAGCCTTGCTTCCATTCATAAGAATATCTAATTAGTAACTCTTTTGTTTGTGGTTTAATTTTTGTTAATATATCGTTTAATGGCTCTGTTAATGTATGCTCAATAATTGTATTGCTATCAATCCCCTCGCCAATAACATATTCGCTTGGTTGAATATA